GTCCTGTATCTACTTGGTTAAAAAGTAACGTAGGTATACCTAGAATATTGTCTACTAAAAAAGTAGGTAAGACAACCAGACCTCTTTCGTTAATAGAGTTAAACTCCACTTTAAAGAGGTATATGGAGATAGCAATAGATGGGTTAGCTTCTGAACTACCGACACTGACCAGTCTAGAAGAGTTAAAAGCAGGTGCTCATTATATAGAGGTGGATCTAGGAGATGGTCCCGAAGAAGTATGGGCTGTTGTTAATGGCAGCGATGTTTATTTAGGTAGATACCAAGATACTGGAGAGCTTCGGTGGGATTTACTAGATGGACCTCGATTGGGTAATTATGTATTTAATATTGTGAGAGCTAAGTGGAGTACTGAGATAAACTCTGCACATGATCTAACTACTGGGAGAGAAGTAGATTTAGAAGAAACTTTCGACTTCTTAGTTAGTGCCATAAACCTAGGGTGGCTTATGGATGGGGGTATAGAAGATTGTGAGTACTTAGCTGCAGCTATGATGCTAAATCCTATTTCAGGCTGCTTACCTAGACAGTTATATACGCTGTTAAATGGTCAGCGGGGTAGTGGTAAATCCAAGTTGCTATCTTTAGTGGCGGGGAAAGACCCTAAATTTAGACTCCTAGAATGTGTAACAGACGTTCAAACTAGCTATACAGTAGCAGGTATTAGAAAAGATGCTAATAGATGTGGTTTAGGGGTAGCCTTAGATGAATTCGAAGATAAAGGAGATGATAGGCATAGTAGGGCTGTAAGAGAATTCTTAGTAGATGTAAGGCAGCTGACTAACTCTAGGCAAAGTATTATTACCAGAGGTAACGTAGATAGTAAAGAAGCTACTGTGTATGTACTAAAATGTCAGGTATGGGCTTGCTCAATAAACTACCTAAGAGACGAAGCTGACATATCTCGATTTATGCAACTACAGACTGTAAGGGTAGAGGATAAGCCTGAACCCCATACTGTACTAGAAGAGGTCTTTGGAGAAAACACTATATGCCATTTCCGAAGAAACTTAAGTGTGGGTATGTATAGCAGAGCTAAGAGTATCTTAAACCACTTATATGCTTTGAGGCTATTCTACAACGATAGTAAGGCTAAAGATGCCTTAGCATTATACGCTGGAGTTGCTGTAGTGCCCTCTAGATTTTTAGACGGCGTAATTATATCTGCTGCTTTGATAGCAGAGATAGGCAGAGATCCGCATGACTATATCAGAAGAGTGGTTAAGAAAAAGATTAGTCTTATTAGTCGTATAGTTACCAGTACTCATGCACAGGATCTATTGGATCAAGTGCTATCCTGTAGGGTAGAATATCAGCGCCCAGGTAGTACTGCTAGATCTACTGCTATCAGAACTCTACTAGCGGATAACGTGGATAGATTTAAGTTGCTAGATTTAGATTGTGGGTTGTCATATGCAGAATACAATGACTCTAGAAGAAAGTCAGGTAAGTCCAAGATATTAATAGTGATGTGGCCTGATGTACTATCTAACTTACTTAGTAAAACTACTAAGTTTTCTAGAGAAACTGCAGGCCGCCTCAAGCGGATGGGTGATTCTGCAGACAATTCTCTAAAGTACTCTTCAGTAAGAAGAAAAGTACCTCACGTAAAAACACTTTTAAAACCCGGCATTAAAGCTAGCGATGTTACTATATACGATATAAGCGATATCATTGATGCTTGGGACGAAAGGTTAGACTTTTAATGAAACCATTCAAATGTAAAGAATGTCCTAGATTTAGGAATAACTTTGTCACTCCTGTAGGTACTACTCCAGCTAAGATAGCGTTTATCCTGGAGGAGCCTCCTTTCTGGGGAGGCGTAGCTATGGCAGGCAATGATGGCAAGATGCTAAAGGCAGTTCTTGCCCGGTGTAGTAACAAAGACTCTATGGGTGTAGTGCCTTCTATAATGAATAAAGCCTTCTATATGTATGCGGTAAGCTGTGGAGATAAAGAGACTAAAGCCTCAGTTAAACTCATAGAGCAATGCAAAGGCAATGTTGGTGCTCAAAACCTACTAAACAGCGGAGCTACAGTAGTAGTGGCCATGGGATCAAAGGCAATGTCTTTTATGGGGATAAAAGGCTTGTATAAACATTCTAGAGGATCTGTTAAAGAAGTAACTTTCTTCGGTAAGCAAATGCAGGTACTTACTACCTTTTCTATGGCTAACTTAATGAAAACTCCTGGGGTTGCAGATATAGTAACTAAGGATATTCTTACTGCATGTAAGTTAGTAGTAGGCAAGAAGCTGGATGATATAGACGTACCTAAACTGCTTAGTAATTATGATATTCCAGACAATATAGAGGGGGCTATTGAGGTAGCTAAGGAATATAGTCAGTACTGTGCAGAGGGTAAGACTGTAGAGAATTCTATGATGGCTCTGGATTTTGAGACCACCACTTTATTTGGCTGGAATGATAAAGGCAGGGTTATAGCTATTTCAGGAGCCGTAGCTCCTGGAAAAGCCTTTTCCCTATATGTAGAGCACAAAGATAGCCCGTATAGTTTTGAAGAGATAATACCTTGGGTTTGGAAGATATTACAATCACCTCACCCAAAGACTTGGTGGAACTATAAATACGATTACGGTATAGCTAAGCACATACTTACTAGGCAAACTAGAGAGGCTATAGCTAAGAACCCTAGTCTTAGGTTTAATATAGAGGAGGAAGTAGGTAGATCCTTAGAAGAGATATTTAACACTCCTGTACATAATACCCGCTGGGATGGAATGTTAGCAGAGCATATGCTAGATGAGGACAAGAAAGGTCACTATAGCTTAAAAGAAGTTATACTAACGGAATTCCCCTCATTGGCGGGATATGAAAAACCCTTACACGAGCAGCTATCTAGGATTGAGGAAGATATAAGAGCAACTAAATTAAACCTAGCTCTCAACGCTAGCTTAAAAGAGCTGCAACAATCACTCTTAGGAGGTAGTAAAGGCTTGCTTGAAGAGTTAGAGGATTTAGATACTTACCTAAAAATCCTTAAAAATAAAAAGCGTTCCCAAAAAGATAAGTCTAAAAAGCAGGCCATTAGTGATACCTTATCCATGCTTGAGAACAGGAAGAAGTATCTTAAAAAAGTAAAATCCTCGGTAACTAAGTACCTTAATAAAGAGGCTGATCATATCTCCTCTAGTAAAAAAGTAGATCCAGCTAGAGAAGAAGTTACATTTGAAATGGTAGATGTAGCTGTAATGATGCCTTATGCGGCTATTGATGCTGATCTAACCTATAGACTATCCATGAAGCAGCGCTTAGGTGCTTGGAAACAAGATACTACGTCTATGGCTAAGGCCGAAAGTAGGGAACCTATGATATCCTTAATGGATAAGCATTATATACCTATAACTGAGTGTCTTAGTGATATGCAAGTAGAGGGGGTGCGGATAGACACTGATTACTTGCTTAGCCAATCTAGGGTGCTATTTAAAAAAGAGGTACAAGCTCAATATGATTTGGTACATAAAATCAGCACTGATTTGGGTAGAGACCCTTCTAGCGTAGTACTAAATAATCCTTCTAGCTTGGCAGATATATTAGTAACGGGGTATGGTCTTCCGAAGCTAAAAGAAACAGCGTCAGGCGCTATAAGCAGTGCTAGTGATGTTATGGAGGAGTGGGGTAAGACACATATTATAGCTAAAGATATACTAGATTTTAGAGGTATAAGCAAAGCCCGTAGTACTTACCTATCTAGTATACTAGAGCTAGGGAGCTTTGATTCTAGGGTTCATGGTAACATAAATGCCAACGGTACGGCTACAGGACGCCTGTCTTCCAGTAATCCCAATCTTCAGAACATACCTCCTGTATTGGCAGGAGTTCCTATTAAAAAAGCTTTTATACCTACAGATACATCGGCTAGAGCTAGACCTTCTGACAAGCTACTTTGTAAAAAATATGGGTGGGAAGTGGATGAGCAGTTATGCGTAGTAGATCTAGACTTTGCAGGCGCAGAGGTTAGAGGTCTTACCGTATATGCTAGAGATCCTGACCTTCTGCATGCCTTAAACACAGGCTTAGATATGCATAGTTGGGTAGCTTCTATGGTATTCCAGGAAGATTATGATGCCATTAACACCTCTAGAAAAAAAGAAAACGCGGAAAAAAATACAGAAGATATAAGGCTAACCACCCTTAGGCAGCAAGCTAAGTCTATAGTTTTCGGTATTATATTCTGTATAGGACCTGGTAAGTTATCAGAGCAGCTAGGTATTACTCCTGGAGAGGCTACAGCCTTAATGAATCTATTCTTCAAGAGATTTCCTCTAGTAGAAAAATACATAACTACTACTAAAAGAGCCGTAGTTAATAAAGGGATACTTCGAACTCCAACAGGTAGGGCACGCAGGTTTCCCTTAGTACATGTAGGAGGCAGCGTAGCAGCTGCTTGCCAGCGTCAAGGAGTAAACTATTTAGTACAAGGGTTTACTAGCGAGATAGTAACTAGAACTTTGATAAATATTCATAAAACTATACACAAGATAAGAGGTAGGCTACTACTTACTGTACATGATAGTTTAGTGTTTGAAATGCCTGTTATAGAATTACCTAATCTAGAAGTATATTTAGAACGAGAAGTCAGAGACTTTATTAAGAATGAATTTCCTATGGTTCCTGTAGCCTTACCTTACGATGTAGAAGTAGGACCTAGTTACGGAGAAGCTAAGTATAGTATAGAAAGCTATACGCAAAAAATAGGTATTTAATGTTATAAGATAGTGCTGTACCTAGTGTTCTCGTAAAGTAGGCTTTAAAACTAGCAGTTAGCTAATAGTTAGTTAACTAAAAAGCTAGTTGCTGCCAGGTTTCCTGGCTGCGTCGGCGGGCGCTACTTGCTACTATTACAAGTGCTCTAGCACTACAGCGGCCTTGCTACATAGCAATACTAAAGTAGTAGGCTCTATACAAGATCGGTATAAAATAGTTTTGTACCTAATAAATCTTGTTACCGTGCCTTATAAGGGGGCACGGGTGGCCTTCAGGGAAGACTTGCTACTACTTCTGGTAAAAGGTTAAATCATGACTAAGTATCTTACACGCTACCCAGCTAAAAACTGCAGCATGTAAGCAATCGTCAGGTGCATTAGGTGAATGTCTCCAGACTTTCTTGCCAGAAGGCATAGTTTCTTCGTAGAGAGACAAGAAGTCATCAAAAGCTTCTTGCATCTCTGCTGTAGCTAGAAACTGTACCTTGCCCTGCTTTATGTCTAGAAAAAAGCAATCTATTAAAGTAGTCCTGTCTGCTAGATATCTATCTACCCCATTCCATGTTAATGGTTTGGAGTTAGATCCATATTGAAGTTGGTAGACAGGTTTGCCTGCTAGGCGCTTAGTTAACAAAGAGTTAGCTAGCGCACCTTCACCTGCATCCCCTATAACTAAGGTCACGTTCTTCTCTATGAAAGTTCTGGCTATAGTTTCTACAGCATCTACAGGATTCATATCTTTATAGATGTAGTAGTGGTGGCAGATAAACTTGCCTCCAGGATTCCTAGAAAAGACCCAAGAAACAGTTCTACTTACACCTTTAGATCCTCCTCCACTCCAGTCGACACCCCCACAAACAAAACCTGTGGGAGATTGCCAGGGCTTACATGCCCTGAGAAGTTCGTCTTGAGATATTAAGCGAGATCCAACGGAGTCACTAACACCAAGTACTTCGTTTTTGAACTTGCTATCGGAGTAGGTATCTAATTTGTTAAGTATACGTTTCCATCGGGTCTCTTCCTGATTAGCAGGCAGGATAACTTGGGGGACATGAAAAGCTTTTGTATAATAGTTTTCTTTCATGTCTACCCATAAACCATTAACAGGGTTAACGTAAGAGGAGCAGTGTAAGCAAAGTATACCTTTCTTACCTACTCCTTTAACGTCTCTATAGAAGGAATACTTATCACATGAATCACATTTTATACACCATTCACTTTGAGAGCTATTATCCCAAATGTACTGTATGGTGTTTTCTTGTGTCTTAGGTGTTCCCATATAAGAGATGTACCCATACTTCGAGTTGGCGAGACATTCGTTTACTACAGGCACTACAGCTTCGTAGTCTATGTCCTGCACCTCGTCATAAATAACTCTATCGGCAGATACACCCCGTACTCTGTCAGGATCATCGGAAGCATAGTTAAATAATAACTCACTTCCATTACCTAATACTTTTAAAAACACATTATCAGAAGTTACTGCCCCCATTAGCTCTTTTACTGCAGGGCTATGACGCACTAACTTAGATACTCTAGTGTTCGAAAAAGTAGAAGTCTGCTTTAGCGTTGGAGCTATATACAGTGTTTTAAAGTGAGGTATTGCAACGCTTTCACAAACACTGAAAGCAGCTGCACTAACAGACTTACCAACTTGACGGCCGCACATTAGTAAAGTGCTAGGCCACTCGCCTTCGTATAGGGCGTGATAGAAGGGGTAGTCCTCTAAGGAGAAATCTTCTCCATCTAACATAAGGCTAGCCTCTGCTAGCTGTCTTCTATTAATATGAATCATAATAAGGATTTTCAATGTCTAATGAAATAAAAACAGAGCTCTCAGAAGAGCAAGACTATGCAAACAAATTAGGTGCCCAAGTGGTGCCCTTAAATAGATCTAAAGAGGTAATTCTAGGACTATGGTCTGCTGGACTTCTTCCTATCCTACATGGTGGAAGCGGGATTGGCAAGACTGCTCTAGCACCACAATTAGCTAAACACCTAGGGGCAGACTATCAGGTACATGATTGCTCTCTATTACAGCCAGAGGATTATGCGGTAGGCTACCCAGAAGATGGCTTCCTCAAG